TTCTTGGTTGATTTATCTGGTCAACAATGTAATCGATCCGTATTATGATTGGAATTTAGGTCAGTATGAATTTCAACAATTTATTCTAAAGAAGTATGGTGACTATGCTAATGCGCAAGGTCGTGTTGCATATTGGAGTAATAACTGGTATAATAATCCACAAACGATTACTATTGACGCATATAATTTACTTGAAGAAGGTAAAAAGTATTTTGAACCAGTTTATGGCGGAAAAGAAATTTTAGAATATAAAAGAAAAGAAGTTGATTGGGTTGTGAATACAAACCAAATTTGGGAATATACAGTCGACGCCGATATCGATTTAAAATTAGATGATAAGGTGACTATTTCTAATAGCTCTTCGGTAGCGGTTTCAAATGGTCAGGTTCTGTTTTCAAATAGTTCAGTAATTCGCATACATCAGGTATTTGGCGAATCTAACACCCAAACAGGAACGATTACTGCTGGCGGGGCAACAGCAAATGTTACGGCTGCAACTCTGATTGCTAAAAATATATCAGATGAAGAAAGAATTTACTGGTCGGAAGTAACATATTATGACGTTGAAGATATCAAAAATTCTAAACGTCAAACTATTCGTTTACTTGCTCCAGAGTTTTCGATTACAGCGTCTCTAGAACTAAAAAGAGCTCTTAATCAATGACCGCATTTAATCCTGGAGATATTAATGTTAACGAGTTGGTGATCGGTCAATTCGACTACACCAAGAGTTTCGTTTCATTTGATGTTTACGAAAGTATATACACTCCTGGTATAGTGGCTAATATAACTGTTCTTGATACCGCAGATTATCTAGGTAAACAAAAACTATCTGGCGGAGAAGAAATTTCATTATCCTTCAATCATCCTGGCGGTCAGGCAGCTGAATACAAATTTGTAGTTAACAGTATTCAAAGCACTAGTTCGCCACCTGGTCAAAAATCAAAATCGTATGTAATAGAAGCAATTTCAAAAGAAATACTTAATTCAAAAGACAAGTATATTAGTAAGTCTTATGATAAAAAAGAATTTTCGAAAATGGTTGAGGACATCTTTAAAGAGTTTTTAAAAAGCAGCAAAAAATTAAATATTGAAGAAACTAAAGGTATGCAAAATTATGTTGTCCAGCGTCAGAAACCTTTTGCTGCGATAGATTCTATTCGTCGTCGTAGTGTTTCGCCGACTAGTAAATCTTCTACTTACATATTTTTTGAAAATCAAGACGGTTATCATTTTACGACTCTTGAAAAAATTTTTAAAGATAGAAAAATAGTAAAAACTCTTGTTCAAAATTCAGCTACTGGTAGCAATTTTTTCGCTGCGCAGGGCGGTAACATAATATCAGCTGAAATTCCTCAACAGATGGATATCGGTAAATCAACATCTTCTGGTGTTTTGAATAGTGAATATAACACATTTAACATGTTTACTCTTGAATATAAAAGAAAACAAAATAATAAAAAGCCAGAAGATGAAGCTAAAAAAGAAGGCGTTGATAACCGTATAAAGAAAAGTTACATATCTGCGCATGACTCAGAACCAGGTTATGTTGCAGTTTTACCAGTTTCAAACGAAAAAAAAGTTGGTCTTGGAGGTAAGTCATACATACCTGAACAAACACCAGTTCAAAAAGCATATGCTGATTCTTTAGCTTCTGGCGTATTAAAATTATCTGTGCCTGGAGATTCTAGATTAAAGGCGGGAGCTATGGTGACTGCTAACCTTCTTAATAAAAATGAATTTACAACACCGCAATCATTAGATAATTTTCTCTCTGGAGATTTTTTAATAACCGCTTTAAGACATAAAATAAGTTCTCCTGGCGAAAGACCACGTTATACATGTTCATTAGAATGTATGAAGGGTGGTTATCAAAATAGTGTTAACGAGGCTGGATAATGACAGAAAGATCGTTAGGCTCGAATTTTACATGGTTCGTCGCAAAAGTTGTTAATACTGGTAGCGGCAAAGAAGGCGATAAAGACCCAACACAATCTGGTCGTGTTCAAATTCGTATCTATGGCAGACATGATGACACTAAAAATATACCAGATAAAAACCTGCCATGGGCTGGTGTACTTTTACCTGTGGGTTCTGGCGCTGGCGTGAATGGTAAGGGTTCAAGCCCAGTAGGATTTGTAAAAGATACTACTGTTGTAGGATTTTATGCAGATAGCGATAAAACTATGCCAATCATTTTTGGTATATTACCGAAGGCTGGTAAAGACGGCGGTAACGACGGCGAAACAGTAACTGGTGAAGAAAATAGCGTTCCCAAAGGTGCGCGCACGAAAGATACTGGCGGTGGTGATAAAAACGACGTTTCTGGTAAAAGGATGACGGAAGAGACTGGTAAAGACGGTCAATTTCATAATGATAAAAAGACAGTTGGTAATATAAAATTTGATGGTAAAGGTGTTTTAGACGCTATTCAAGCTGCCGATCCAAGTAACATATCAGGAGCGATTCCTGGCGCATTGGCTGGTATGAAAAGCATATCTAATACTTTGAGCGTTTCTGGTTCCTTGTTGAGCAATTTTCAAAAAATTATTAGTGGTAAATTTGCATTAGGAGATTTGTTAAAACTTACTGCGCAAGTAGCAACAGTAGCAGCCGTTGTAAAGGCAGTAACCGCAAGTCCACCAAAACAAACATTTAAATATAATGCTGGCGATTTTGCCGTTGATGTTGTAATAGATGGCGATAAAATTACTGCTCAGTATGAAAAAATTGTTGTTAATGTAAGTAACTCTTTTGATAAAAATGGGTATTTAACCTCTTCAAGTGCTTCCTTAACTAACAATGGTGTTGTTGTTATCGCTAACAAACCTTTTGCTGAAGTAGAAGCGATAGCAAAAAACATTTCATTAGCAGCAGTAAAAATTGTTCAATCAGCAAAAGCAGCGAGCGGTTCTGCGGCTGCTTCTCGTTCCGCATTTAATGGCGGAAATCCGATGCAAAATATATTAACAGCTGTTGGTGGATTGCCAGGATTAATAATGCTTGCAAATAAAGCTGCAGGTATAATTGGTCCTCTTACTGGAAGTTTCGGACCAGCTGTAGCTATCGGTAACATGCTACGCTCTACGACACAAACTATGTTTCAAGGTTTGCAGCCAGCACCATTTAGACTTGCTATACCACCGCAGTTAGCAGCTATAGGTGTAATCGGTAATATAGCAGGAATTCAATCATTGAATATTCCTGGCGTCGCAGGAATAGTTGGTGGGATTACACAAGCTGTTCCTGGATTGGGAGGCGCTACTGCAGCTATAGGTCAAATTTCATCTCTTTTAAATTCATCAATACAGTTACCTCTTGTTGGAGTTGGAGCTTTAGGCGCTATATCTAGAATTAATCCAGGAATAGGGATCAATGTTAATTCTGGGTTAGGTCAAGCAATCGGTGCAGTTGCTACTATTGCTGCTGTCACTGCTAAAACGCCATCGGCTACACAATTAGCGATACGAAACTATGCATATAATTCTGCAACATTCGGTATTAATAATTTACAAAATTCTTCTATCGTTCTACCAGCTATTCCTGTTTATACGAATAGAGCTGTACAAAGAACGATTTCTGGAAACCCAGGTGTAAATATACAACTTGCTGGTACTATCATTAGACAAATAGGAAGATAATATGGCAGATGAACCAGTTGATACCTCTGTAAGAAACCCAGCAACTCCTTACAAAGCTGAGTATACATTTAATCAAAAATACACGAGCCGAAGGGGTCATGAATTTGAATTTGATGACACGGAAGGTGCAGAACGTATTCGTTTAGCCCATAGAACTGGAACATATTTTGAATTTAATCCAGATGGTCGATTGGTTCAAAACATTATGGATCAAGAAACTAAATACGTAAAGGGTGGTTCTACATGCACTGTTGATGAAAATAGTGACCACAAATACAATGGCAACCTTCGCGTCTCTATCGGCAAAGATAATCACGTCGAGGTAAATGGGGTTAAAACAGAAACTATTGCTGCAGAATTAGCAATAGCAGTTAACAAAGGCGCTTCTATAGTAGTTCTTGAAGACTTTTATATTGTGGCGAAAAATTTAAATTTTGTAGCATCGGGAGACATTAATATATCTGCCGATGGTGATTTTGCAGTCAATGCTAAAAACATTAATTTTAAAGCCTCTGGCGACACGAGTATATTTTCAGAAGGTGGAGTTTTAAAAACACAATCTGGCGGTAATACTGAGATGAAAGCCAAAAGAATAGATTTTAAGTCGGGGTAACATGGTAGACGTTCATAGAAATGGCGATAGCCGCGCATGCGGAGCGACGACTGTAGTTTCTGGGCAAGGATTTGTTTATGTTGATGGAGAATTATGGGCAGTTGAAGGCGACCCCAATTCTCATGGGGCAGGAACTCTAAGTGCTGGCCAAATAGCAGCGATTTATATTAATGGTATTAGAGTAATAGGTGTTGGCGATAGCGCGGGCGCGGACGCTCTTTGCCCTGTAGTTGGGGGACCGCATTGCGGACCAGATGCTACGAGTGGCGACGCAAACGTAACAGCGAGTTAAAAATGTCAAGAGCAGCCAAAGAAACTATTTTAAAACAACAACCATCGCTTTACAGCGATTTTCTCAATAACCTCGATTTGCATCCGCTGAGTGGCGACATTGCTAAAATAACTAATGCTGAGGCGATCAAACAGTCTATAAAAAATTTAGTTTTAACGAACTATGGCGAGAGGTTTTTCAACCCAACGCTGGGGTCTTCTCTTAATAAATCTCTATTCGAGCCAATCGATGGGTTCACTCTAAACGATATGCAAAGCAGTATCGTTAATACGATAACATTTCATGAACCAAGAGCAAACTTAATAGAGTGTGTCGTTTCAGCGAGCACTCGTGATGAAAATAGCGCAGTAGCAACGATTGTCTTCAGTATAATAAATACAGGAGAAACCGCATCATTAAATCTTATTCTTAGAAGAGTTCGCTAAATGGCAGCCAATAGTTCTCTAAACTTAACATCCCTAGATTTCGACAAGGCCAAAGACGATTTTAAAACATTTTTAAGATCTCAAGCAACTTTTAAAGATTACGATTTCGAAGGATCCAACATCAACGTTCTTCTTGATGTTCTTTCATACAACACTTTTCTAAACTCTTTCTACCTTAACATGGTCGCCAGTGAGTCGTTTTTAGATTCGGCTCAAATGCGCGATAGTGTTATTTCTCATGCAAAAGAACTGAATTATTTGCCTCGTTCCGCTAAGTCTGCAAGAGTAACTTTAGAACCCTTTACGCTCGTTACCGATACTGGATTGCAAGTATTAACGATGCAAAAAGGAACTCGTTTTAGTGGAATCGCACAAGGCGTGTCTTATAATTTTGTTACTGATTCTACATACATCAACAACACTCCAATAACAGATCCGATCGCTAATACGAACACTTTTTATATTTCTAGAAGAATTGAGCCAGATGATGGTTCTGCTAGCTATATTGAAGATCCTTTCATAGTTTACCAAGGCGATTATCAAACTGATACATTCGTTGCTGACTATTCGATTGAAAACCAACGTTTTGTACTTACAGATCCTAATGTTGATACAGATAGTATTACTGTTAAAGTTACAGAAAATTCTGGTGCTTTAGAATATAATTATACCTATGCTTCAACATTGCTTGGTATTAAAAATACAGATACAAAATATTTTCTTCAACCAGCAGAAGCTGGTAAGTATGAAATAGTATTTGGTGACGATATCATCGGTCGCCGCCCGAGAAATAATGCTGTAATTACTGTAGAATATAGAACGACAGCGGGTTCAAGAGGAAATGGTGTAACAAGTTTTAGATTAGATTCTGATGTTGTCGGTTCTAGTGGCGGCACGATGGTTAGTTCCGTTCCTACTATTTTTTCAGACACCGACGTATATGGCGGTTCAAACGGTGGTTCTGATGCAGAAACTATAGAAGCTATTCGTTTTAAAGCGCCACGTTATTTTCAAACGCAAGAACGCGCAGTCACGAATGATGATTATGCCATACTGTTACAAAATGCGTTTCCTGAAATACAATCAATAGCTGTTTTCGGTGGTGAAACTTTCGACCCACCACTCTATGGTAAGGTCTACGTTTCTGTTAAATTAAAAGACGTTGATGGTTTGCCAGACGCTAAAAGACAAGAATATGCGAAATATCTAGAACCACGTTCGCCATTATCTATCGATGCAATATTCATTGAACCTGAAAATATGTATTTCAAATTAACAAGCACTGTTAATTACAACATCAATGTTACTCCAAAACGCCCAGACGAAATTAGATCATTAGTTTCAAGTGCAATCGAAAATTATAACGATACCTACTTGAATGATTTTAATAGCACCCTACGTTATTCTCGTTTGATTGCCGCGATCGATAATGCCGATTCAAGTATTGTAAGTAATGAAACTTCATTACAAGTTTATAAGAAGTTCGTTCCATTTTTAGGTATACAACAAAATATAACAATAAGATTCGGCATACCTTTATTCCTTTCGATACCAGAACTAGGAAAAATTCATCCTGTTACTGATATACATGCTATATCATCTTCTGAATTTACATATCAGGGCGAGCTAGTAAGTATCGAGGATAATGGTGATGGGATATTAAGACTTGTTAAGAAGGTTGGAAAAAATCATAGCTATATTAGAGATATCGGCACTGTAGATTATGAAAACGGTCTAGTTCAAATTTATGATTTTAACATTACTTCTTATGAAGGAACAGAAATAAGAATTTATGGTTTACCGAATAGCAATGATATATCAGTAACTGGTAACAATATTTTCTCGCTTGGTTTAGACGAATTATCAATTAATGTAAAAACTGTTAGAGAATAATGATTATTACAGAAAAAACGATATCGAATCTAGTTCAGACGCACTTCCCGTATTTCTTACAGGAGGAGGGTCCGCTTTTTATCGAATTTGTGAAAAATTATTACGAATGGGCTGAAACGGATAATCAGTTTTTGTATGAAGGACGTAAACTTTCTGAATACAAAGATATTGATAACACTGTAGACGAATTTCTAGTTTACTTCAAAGAAAAGTATTTAAAGAATATTCAATTTAGAACTGCTGCTTCTACAAGACGTATGGTTAAACATAGCTTGGATTTATACCGCGCTAAGGGTACACCAAGAGCAGTTGACTTATTATTTAAAGTAGTTTTCGACACGCCAGCCGAAGTTTATTTACCTAGCCGCGATATTTTTAAACTATCGAGCGGAGATTGGTATGAGCAGTATTATTTGGAGGTAACTCCTTCGCCAATGAATATTACATTCGTTGGTAAGCAGATAACGGGTCTTCAGTCTAATGCAAAAGCGTTCGTAGAAAAATTAGTTCGTAAAAAAGTAAAGGGTGTTTACACCGAAGTTTTCACCATATCTAATTTAAAAGAATATCCTCTTGAAGAGCTACCATTTATTACTGGCGAAATTTTAAAAGTGGCGAGTCAAACTTCTGTTAAGAAAAATCCAAAAGTCATGGGTTCTTTAACAAAGGTTGAAGTATTATCTGGTAGTGAAGGATTTAATGTTGGTGATATTGTTGATATAGAATCGCCTCTTGGTATCGGAGCTAAGGGACGAATAACTAATGTAGCCAGCGTAACTGGTAAAGTTGATTTTGTATTGATTGATGGCGGATTTGGTTACACTGAAAGTTCTAATATTTACATTTCTGATAAGATCTTAAGACTATCAAATGTTCAGGTCAATAGCGAATATTCAACCGCATACTTTACACCATTCGATACAGTTTCAACTAAACAGGCTAAGATAAATTATATCAATGCTACAAACAGTTTTTCTATAGGCGAAAATCTTTACACTTACTATTCTAATGGCGCTGTTAAGGGTTATGGTATAATACAAGGTGGCGGTGACACTTATTCAAACAGTGCGATCTATAGCTACAATGATGTTGTTACATATGCTGGTAACACATGGTTGATGATCAACTCAACATCAACTGCAGTTAACATTCTTCCTACAAACAATCTTTATTGGAGTAGTACTGGGTCTGTTGATTCTAATACAACTTCTGGTAATCTTTATGTTACTGTAGTTTCTGGTAACTTAGTTGCTGGTGGCGCTAGCTCTGTTAATGCTTATTATACAACTTCGAATGCAATCAGCGCTAATATCGGTCCATCTGGTTATATTGATCAATCAAGAACAGCTACTGTAATCGGAAGCACTAGTAATATAACAATTTCATATGCTAACTCTTTACCGTTCAATCAATTTGAAACAGTATATCAACTTTCAAATGTTGGCGTTATTACGGCAAACGGTAGAATAGAAAGTTCTTCAGATACTAATCTAATTGGTACATTAACCGTATCCGTTGAGTCTGGTTTGTTTGTTCCTACAAAACCAATATATGGTGAGACTAGCAATAGAACTGCAGACATTACAAGTATCGGTATTGATATTGGTATAATCAACGCTACTGGACAATTTTTTAGTAATAGTGGTTCGTATCTATTTTCTAATTCATATGATGGTACCAGCTATAGCAACGGTTTAATTCAAACTGTTTCTACAGGAACTTTAGCATCGTTTGAAATTTCTAATACTTTTGCTAATCCAGAAACAATTCAAATAAACAATGATTTTGTAAACACATATTTGTCTACGGCTCTTAGCGCTGCTGATTACTATTTGAAACCTTCGGCGATAACAAATTCAGCTTCTATTGTTGGCGATGCTTTAAACTTCGATACTATAACGATTGGTACTATAAAATATTTGACCTCTATTAATTCTGGCTATGACTATAATCTAGATCCAATCGTTACAATTAGAGAACCACTTATCGCTCAATATAACAAAAAAGATATTATCCTTGATATTTCAAGCGCGTCTGGCGGGTTTATTATAGGCGAGATAGTAAGACAACCAAACACTGGCGCGAGAGGGATAGTAAAGGCAGCAAACAGTAGTTCTATTTCTTTACGTTTAATCAATTTTGAAAATAGCTTTTCTAACACCGCAGCTAATACACAAATTGAAGGTTTGGGTTCTAGCTCTATAGCTAATGTTGATTATGTATTTGTAGATACAAAATCTCAAGTAATGGGTTGGAATGCAAATGTTACGGCTAACGTCGTGTCTCAAACTGGTTCGGTTACCGATATTCAAATCATAGATTCTGGCTTCGGTTATAAACATCTCGAATTAGGAACGTTCAGCTCGTTAGATGGTTCTCGTTCTGGCACTGCTTCTATGTTGTTAGGAACTAGAACTGAAGAAGCTGACAAGAGAGGTCGTCAAGGCAAGGCTATTGGTCGTTATAGAGATCGCGGTGGATTTTTAAGCTCCGATAAAAAAATACAGGATGCAGATTATTATCAAGAATTTTCTTATGAAATACGCTCTTCTGTAACGCTAGATAAATATGAAGCAATGTTAAAACAATTACTTCACGTCGCGGGGACTAAATATTTTGCGTCTGTTGTTAAATCTTCGTCGTTATCGGTAGGTACTACTATTACATCAAATAGCGCTCTAATCAATTTCACAACTGATAGAACGTCAACTACTTCTGATAACACTTCTATTACAACAGACACGACTTACATCTAAGGGAAAAAGATGGCTAAACAGACAATAGGTATCGGTAGTGCAGCTGATGATGGAACTGGCGATCCGCTTCGCACTGGTTTTAGTAAAGTAAACGACAATTTTAATGAAGTTTACTCGTCATATACGATGACTGGTAAATTGACCGTTGGAAACAGCTCGGTTAATACAACGGTTTCAAATACTGGCGGAATAGTAACTGCAAATAGCCTCGCTACAACTACAGCCAATAATAGCGTTATACAAATTGCTAATTCTTCAGGTACATCTAATTTAACACCGACTGCTTTGAAAGTTGGTGCAAATGTTACACTAAATCAAAGCTCGCTTTTTATTGGCAACAGCACAGTTAATTCTATTTCTAATAGCTCTTTTATTAAAATAGCTAATTCTACATCGTCTGCTAATTTATCGGCTACTTCTTTAGCAATGGGAATCAGCACTGTTAATACAACAGCTGTTGCTATTGGTTCTAATGTTTCTGTAAATTCTTCGGCTATTTCCGTTGGTAACTCTTCTGTAAATCTTGTAATGACTTCTTCAGGATTTACTGGAAATATTGCGCTTGGTAATTTGGTCGTCACTGGTAATTTAACAGTAAACGGCACTGTTACAACAGTAAACACTGCGACGCTCGATGTTGCAGATTTGAATATAACTATAGCAAAAAATGCAACCACAGAAGCTCTTGCTAATGGCGCTGGTCTAACAGTCGCTGGAGCCAATGCTACTATTAAATACATTAGCGATTCTAACAATATCGTATTTT